TCGGTGTGATGTCGTGGGTGACACCGAAGACTTGCAGAGTCTTGGTGATAGTGCTTCCGCCCGGTTGAATGTTGGTGATTTGCACCGGCGAGAAGAAGTCAAGAGTCAAAGCGGCGGTGACGCCGGCATCGTAGTTCGGAGTCAGAAGGTCAAGGGTGATGGCATCGATGCGGATGTCGGTCTTGGCTCGGCTGGCAATGTAAGCCCTAGCAAGAGAACCGACCTCGGAATCCGTCTGATTGAGAAGGTCTTCCTTAGTGATGGTGTGAGGGAAGTATTTATCAATCGAGGGCTGGTCGATGACTTGCACCATCGAACCACCGATACGCTTGAAGTTCGCCACATTGAACACCAGTTTGTCATCGAAGGCTAGACGCAGCGATGAATAGTTGATGTTCGAGCCTTGGTCGAAGACCGTTGGCGTTCCGCCGATTGTCTCCAAGGCATCGGTGCGCTCACGGAAGATGACATCGCCACCGGCAGACATATAAAGACCGCCGAACTCTGAGAACTCGACATCTTTGAGAGCCTGAAGAACGGATCGAAGGGTGCCAGGGTCGTCTTGGACGGTCGAATCACCGGCGTCAATGCTTCTCTGACCTGTCGGGAATCCAATCTGGTCAAGAATTTGATTGACTCGCGTTCCGGTCAAATCTCCAGCATTCGAACCTGCAACCGTCGTGACTGCCGACTTGTTGAAGAGATTGAAGGCGTCCGATGCGATGATGTCCACATAGCCGAGCTCTTCATTCTTCGGGAAGGTATAGCGATACTCTGTGGTATATCCCGAGAAGAGGTAATGAAGAGTCCCCTCATATTCAGCCGAGATGCGGAGTTTGCGAAGCGGTTCGAGCAGAGGATAGAACTGCGACGCCGTGTTCTGGGGATTCCATTGACCTGTCTCGTCGATGACGCGAACGGTGCAGGTTCCAGCGTTGAACTGATCCTGAATCAAGTCACGACCGCGCCTAATCTTGATGCTTGTCGTGGTATTTGTTAGATCGACGACGAATGCCGCCTGAGCCGCCAAGACATTCGTTCCGAGGATGCCGTTCTCAGAATCACCCAAGGTGAGAGGCAAACCGAAGACCGGGCCAGACGAGAAATCGAAGGACACCTTGACCGTTGCGGGAAGCGTCATACTGCGACATTTCCTGTCGTGCGATACCAGCCGGTCGAGTATCCGATAGCGGAGTAGTCAATAATCTTCTCGACGATTCTGTTGCCAACCTCATCTGACCAAGGCTCACCTTGCGCACTGTTGATGTTGACGGTGACTTGAGGATTGCCTTGCACGCCGAAGGATCGAAGGTCGCTAATCGAGGAGAGTCCGAAGGCTTCAGCGAGGTCTTGCGCCGTGATACCAGCGAGAGGCGTGCCTGCAAACATTTCGCCGCCGGTTGGAATCGAAATTGAGGGGATCGGTGTCGGCGTCACTTCAGGAACGACGATGCCTCCGCCTGCGCCTCCGCCTGCGGCTCCACCACCTGCTCCGCCTCCGGTGGCGCCACCGCCGGTGACACCCGGCAGAGTTGGGATCGGAGTCTGACCGAGCGCTCGGTAGTAATTGTTCAAAGCCTGAATCGCGGTGTTCCATCCTTGCGCTGCCTGATTGCCGGCGTCGTTCCATCCTTCAGGAAGCGGAGCCTTGGTCACATAGGCGAGATACTTGATGACCGCTTCTTCGGTTTCGCCCCACTTCGTCGCAAGAAGACCGACCTCGGCAGGCGAGACTTGGCGATCATTGATGACGGAAAGGATGTCGGCATAACGAGCTGAGAGCAGATTGACTGCCGCTTGTTGCTCATAGAATCTCTGCATCGCTTCGAGGCGCTTGACCTCGACGAGTTGACCTTCTTTGACCAGATTCAGGCGTGCGGCTTCAAGCGAGATGGGATCGGTCGTGCTGACATTCTTGATCCCGAACTCGTCGAGTTGAGCCTTGTTGATGGCCTTCTGCGTCTCAAGGCGCTTCTGTTGTTCGGCGCTGAGTTTCTTTGTCGCTCCGAGGTTTCGATTCGTAAAATCGGTGGAGATACGATTGAAGCCTGCTACCTTGCTGGATCGGCTCTCAATTTCGCGAATCGACTGACGCTGAGCCTGAAGGTTCTTGGTCGTCTTGCCGGTTGCTTCCTCAATGTTGTTGAGGGTCGCGAGGGCGACTCCGGTTGCGGCGGTGAAGGCGACAATCGCGGCGCCAGCAGCAAGAAGGCTCGCGCCTCCGGTCGCTGCCGCCGTTGCGATTGCAGCGGTGCCTGCGGCTGCTGCCTGCTTGATGAAAGCGGTGCGCAGGAGGTTGACGGCGGTGGTGATGGCGACGATTCCGGCATAGACCTTCGCTCCGGCAAAGATACCGAAGAGCAAGGCGCCGAGGTTCTTGATGACCTGGAGATTGTCGGAGATAAAGCCGAAGAAGCGGGCGATGGCTTTGCCGGCTTTGATGGAGTTGTCGATGACGCTTTGAAGGCTTGTCGCGACTCGATCCTTGTTCGCGCTAATCCACGCCTCAAGAGCGGGGAGGATGTCGTTGATGATAAAGGTCGCGAGGTTCTGAAGAACCGGGATGAGCGCATAACCTAACTGCTCGATGATGTCGGTGTAGGTCAGTTGCAGACCGCGAAGGCGACCAGCAAAGGTGTTCGCAGAGGTCGCTCCTGCTCCGGCGAAAGTGCCAGCGAGCTCTTGCATCGCAGCATTGAAGTCTTTCGATTTGACGATGTTCTCATCGAGTGGAACACCGAGACGGCGAAGAGCGCCAAGGTTCCCCTGATAGGCCTTGACGATGGCCTGCGTGACGGAGGCGAGGTCTTTTCCGGTGCCGGCGGCAACATCGATGGCGATGTTCTGCAAGCCCTGAGCCTGTGCCAAATCGCCCGTGACTGCCGCGAGTGCCGCGAGCGATGGACGCAAGTCGTCATCGGCGATGGCGAATTGGCGTTGCATGGCGGAGATATACGCCTCAGTCGCGGCGATATTCTCATCGGTTGCGTTGACGGTATTGCGGAGAGCGTTCGCAAGAAGGAGTTGCGATTTCTGATCTTCGATCGCCGCTTGAACGGCATCCTTGCCAATCTTGACGGCGAAAGCGGCAGCAGCAGCACCGGCAACGGCAAAGGCTTTGAAGACGCGCTTTCCGAACTCGTCAAATTGCTTGCCGAGTTTGGTGATGTCGCGTTGTGCTTGCTTCGAGCCTTTGTCGGAATATTGAGTGATAATCCGCGCAATTACTGAGCCAACGGCCACTCTTATCTCCCTGCCTGATCAAGACGCTTCTGCAACATCTGATTTGCTTCGCGTTGTGCTTTGACTACTGCATCGACTACTTTCTGGCGGTCACGATCGACGATGCGCCAGACGAGACGCGATGCTCGTCCCCATTGTCGAAGGTTTCGAATGAACTGCTGACCGCGAACACCTCGACCTGATGATCGGCGTCCTGCGACTTCAAAGATGACACCGGCAGGACTCTTGTTGATGACCGCACCGGCGCTCGTCGTATAGTCAGGACGAACTTTGCCTTGAACTCGTGACTTTCGAATGCCTTGTTTGATACTACCTGGCACCCATGCCGGCCACCCCGCACCGCCTCTGGTGGAGGTTGTCGGTCTGACAGGGCCGTAGGTAGTAACCCATCCACGCATCGGCGCAGATGTTCCTGATGAGTTTCCAACGAAGTCAATGACCCGGCGAGAGTCGCGTTCGACCTCTGCGAGTGAATCATTGATGACTTTGTTGAAACGGCGGAGAGCGCCTTTGTCGTATTCCTTCAGCGCCTTGATAGTTTTCTCAAGACCGACGATGACGACGCCATCACTTGTTTCCGCCATTTCTCCTCTTCTCGCGTTCTTTCAGGTAGGCGAGAATCGCCTCCAGAATGCCCGGTGGCGCATCGATGAGCGCAATCGGGCTGATTCCCAACTCCACAGAGAGTTGTGCGACCGTATAGGTCAGAGACTCTCTGTGGATTCGGAAGAAGGGTCGGCCACCAACTCGACGGTCTTGATTGAATCAAGGAACTCCGGGCCGAATGGCTTGACGATGTGTCCGTTTGACTTGAGAGCTTCCCATCCGAGCCAGTAGATATGTTCCAATCTCTGATCCTCGGCAAGTAACTTCGCAAGTCCTTTGTTGAACTTCTGCTCAAAGGCGACGATGATGCGAGGTGAGAGAGGATAAGTTCTCTCGACATCGCCTTCATTGAGGACGACTTTGATTGCGAGTCCGTTCATGTTTCCCCCTTATTAGGTTGTTGATTTGGTGATAACTCCCGAGATCGGGAAAGTCACAGGAACCGTTGCCAGACTGCCGATGGAACCCGAGATGGGTCGCCATTCAGAAATCAAGGCTTGGAAACTGTAAGCAGGATTCGTCGGAGATGTCGCAGCATTGACCGGCTTCACGATGCACGCAGTTCGCGTGCCGAGAAGCGGATAAATCGTTGCTTCGACAGAACCCGATGCGAAGTCCTGATGAAACTCGAAAGTCACCTGATTGTCGGCAAGACCGGCAATCCTTGTTCGAGCGGTGTTTCCGAGCGTTGTTGTGTCAATGATTTCGTAGCTCGTCTCCAAGGAGACGGCAGCGACATGATCCGACAAGTCCGTTCCATCAACTGACACGAAGCAGTTAGTCAGAACGAGTCTTGGCATTTATCAAACCGCCTTTGTGATTGCTCCTGAAATCGGCCAAGTCACCGAAGCGGTGGCTAGTTCTCCGACGGTGCCTGATAGCGGTGTCCACTCTGAGACAAGCGCGGTGCAGGTGTAGGACGGATTCGTAGCACTTACTGCTGACGATGTTGGCTTGACGACGATGGTTGTGGTTGTTCCGACGAGCGGATAGATGGTCGCCTCGACTGCGCCAGAAGCGAAGTCTTGGTGAAACTCAAGAGTTACTGAGTTGTCTTGGAGTCCGGCAACGCGTGTGCGGGCGCCGGAGGTGGAGAACCCTGTGGTGTCTACGACCTCACGGGTTGAGTTGAGGGTGACGCTTGCGATGTATTGGCTCAAGTCAATCGAGTTGACTGTCACCGAAGCATCGGTAAGGACAATGCGTGCCATTACTTGATGACTCCTTCTTGTGTGGGTTTGACGGTTGTTGCTTTTGCTTGAATGTGACCAGCAAAGATGAGGGCATCAATGTTGGCACCTGCTTCAAGCAAATCCTTTGTGGTAAGAATCTCGCCGTTCTTCTTTCCGCAAACGGTTAGAGGCGAGATGATGATGTAGTCCATAAGTTATCCCCAGATCGAGATTCTGTATCGGTAAGAGAGCAAGAGGATTCCTGCCGCCTCATAGGTTCCTGCTTCGGCGCTCAAGACTCGAAGAGTGCTACAGGCACCACCGAGAGTCTTGTCTGCTTCGATGACTGCCTTGATGGAGCTATTTCCAGAGCCGGCAAGATAGGCATCGAGTTTGTCTTGACCGGATCGAAGGTCGAAACGCTGGACGAGGACATAGACCTCGACCGTTGCCAAATCAAGACCGCGAGCATTGTCCACATCGAAGTTCAGATCAAGTTGCCCGACGACGGCTGCCGGCGGTTGTGGATTCTCCGGAATAGTGTCAAAGACGCGAAGACCGGAGATGGTTGCGAGTCGAGTCTTCAGACCATCACGGACTTGTGATGGGATCATCGGGCGACCGTCACATTGCGCATCGGTCGCAGTAGCGCCTCGACATCGGCATCGAGTCGGCTCAGTAGTCTGACGGTGCCGATGTCCGGGCTTCCTGCGATTCCGAAGGGTGACTGTCGGCGATTGAAGAGGCGAGAGGCTTGGATAATGCAGGCAGAATTGACCTCGGGCGGAACCGAGTTCCAACCGAAGACGCCGGTCATCTTGACGGATTGCGAGAGGTTTGCCGGGAAGATGTAGGAGCCAATCGCAAGGATGCGGTTATAGGGCCATCCTCGGCGTGGATTATTGACCGGCTCTAGCATCCAATCGGTCGAATCCCAGACGGTATCCCAAGTTTGATTGAAATTATCGTCGGTTGCTAGTGCCGTGATGGATATGAAGTCGTCTGTGTAGAGCGTCCATATATCGTTCGGCGTGTAATAGCGCACAACCGGAGCCTGCGTCGTTCCATCTTTCCAAAAGAATCGGTTGGTATAGTCGTCAATCATTCGAGAAGTCGCATTGATGGCGGCATTGAGTGGTGCGTCATCGACTGCATCAGTGATTGCGAGGGCTGCCTTCAGCTCGTTGAGTGTGCAGTATCCGTTTACTATTGACACGCTGAATCCTTTTCTTCGGTCGTTCTAGGTG